GGGATGTTGCAGCAGGTGAGCCGGTTGCATCAGGAACGCAGGCAAAGCCGCTTGTGTGGTCGGGTACCATGTTGGCATCGACGAGCTATAAGGTGAGCCAGTAATGGACCTGCGTGGAATTGCAAACCAATCGACCGATACCATTAATCCAAACATATTGGTCACCGTGCAAGCCTCGACTGGCTATACTATCGGTTCCGGACTCAAGCAGGTTCCGAGCTACACCGCTCCCGTTACTGGATTCGCTCAGGTCCAGGCGCTCATTCAAGCAGACCTAAAACATCTTGACGACCTTAATATCCAGGGCGCAACCCACTCAATTATCCTTCGCGGAAACTTGAACGCCGTGGTTCGTACCAATTCCAAAGGCGGAGACTTGGTTACAATCGACGGAGAAACGTGGCTCACTACGGCTATACTTGAGCAGTGGCCTCTCTGGACTAGGGCTGCAATAATCCTCCAAGACGTAGGGGCGCAATCATGAGCGCCCCAATTCAATACGTGCCCTCCATCGCGCTCGACTCAGTGTTCGATGCGCTCGGCGCGTTCATACAGCCGTTCGTGGGAGCCGCTCAAGTCATCCGCGCTCAGGTGAACCGGGTTGCTATGCCGGTAGGGAGCTTTGTTGAACTGACCGAGATTGCAAGTAGTGATCTTGAAGTCCCTCGCTCCACATACGACGGGGTAAATTTTCAGAGTGACATTATCGGACCTAAGCGCATAATGATTCAAGCTGACTTTTACGGCGCATCGGCTGGCGATTGGTGCGCGGCGCTCAAGACGGTTTGGCGTACGCCCTATGCCACCGCGCAATTCCCGGCAGGTATCGCGCCGCTCTATTGCGATGACGGCAACGAATCACCGCTGATTACGGGAGAGGAACAATACGAACGAAGATGGATTCTGAATATGATGCTTCAATACAACCCTGTGATCTGTGTACCGCTCCAGAGTGCTGATATACTGAGCATGAACATCGTAGAGGATGTGACGGCATGACAGGATGCATCTACCTAATCCGCAACATGATAAACGGTAAAGGCTACGTCGGTCAGACTGTGCGTATTGCTGAAGATCGACTGCGCGAGCACGTCAGCGAGTCTCGTTCGGGAAGAACGAAAATGGCACTTCACAAAGCCATTCAGAAATATGGGGCCGAGAATTTCTCGGTGATTGAGCTTGCTTCTGCGCAAGAAGGCGTTCTCCTGAATGAACTAGAGCGCCATTACATCAAGGCTTTTTCTACGCTCACTTCGCAGAATGGATACAACATATCCGAGGGTGGAAAAGGAAGAGCGAGCGGTTTCACCGTATCAGAAGAAACTCGCAGGAAACAGTCCGATGCTGCCCTTGGGCGGAAAGCGTGGAATAAAGGCATCCCGCAATCAGAAGATCAACGCCGCCGCCATAGTGTCGCTATGACTGGGAGAAAACAAACGGCGGAGCACCGCCAAAAGATTTCCCTAAAAAGCAGAGGAAGAAAGCTTCCCGGCAGAGTTTTTAGCGAAGAACACAAAGCTAAACTTTCAGTATCATTGATGGGGAATAAGCGTTCTATCGGTAGGGTAGTCTCACAAGAGACAAGAGAAAAAATGAGCCTAGCGCATAAGGGTCAGTCAATTTCAAGCAAGGGTAAACCGTGGTCAGAAGCGCGACGTGCGGCACAGGCAACGCGCAATCTCGCAAGATATGAAGGAGTAATTCAATGAGTATACCTGCGTCATCCGTAGTTTCGGTAATCCCAAGCGTCCTCAGTCCTGGTGGGGCAGGGCTAGTGATGAGCGGCCTTGTACTGACGCAAAACCCCCTGATGCCCGCTGGGCAAGTTCTTAGCTTTGCCAGCGCAACAGCAGTGTCAATATACTTTGGGCCATCGTCGGCTGAATATGCTTACGCGTCAATCTACTTTGCTGGGTATGTGAACAGCACACAACTGCCATCGGCAATCCTGTTTGCACCATTCAACGCGGCGGCGCGGGCCGGTTGGCTTGCTTCTGGTTCTCTAGCAACTGTTCCGCTGGCTACGCTCCAAGGCTACAGTGGAACGCTGACCATTGATTTTGCTGGTGTGCCTCTGACATCAAGCTCCATCAATCTTACTGGAGTTGCAAGCCAAAGCCTGATGGCGGCAGCGATTCAGGCTGCTTTCACATCGCCTCCGTTTGCGGTGACGTGGAACGCGGTGCAAGGTACGTTTGTTTTCACAAGCACGCTGACCGGAGCAACGGAGACTATCGCCTACGCAACAGGCACGCTTGCTGCCGATCTGTACCTCACACAAGCAACCGGAGCAACGCTTTCACAGGGTGCTGCCGCTGATACCCCCGCAAGCGCCATGAACAACGTGGTGGCGGTTTCCCAGAACTGGGCGACGATGAGTTATCTTATCGAACCCTCTCTTGCCTCCAAGGAGTTGTTCGCAGCATGGTTCAGCGAACAGGATGATGAGTATCTCGCGGTGATGTGGGATAGCGACGTGCTGGCCTGCACTCAGAACGCAACCGAACCATTCGGAGTGGTAGCGAAAACAAACAATTACAATGGCGTGATGTGTATCGGTGGCGATCCCTCTCTTGGTTCGCTTGCCCCTCTGGTTCTGAACACTGCGGCCTTCGTACAGGGCATGATTGCCTCCATCAACTTCTCACAAACCAACGGGCGCATTACGCTGGCTGGGAAATCGGCTATGGCGGCTGCGGTCCTTCCGACGTGCGCAAACCTCCAGACCTACACGAATCTGCTTGCAAACGGCTATAACTGCTACGGAGCCTTTGCATCGCGCAATGCCGGATTCACGTTCTTTTCGAACGGCAATATGCCAGGAGCGTTCCCGTGGGCTGATCAGTACGTCAATCAAATCTGGTTGAGCGCACAACTCCAACTCGCCTTACTCAATCTCTACACGGCGGTGAACGATATTCCTTATGACCCGACTGGCTACGGACTGATTCGCGCAGCCCTGGTGGGTCAGCCGACAGCCAATGGCGGAGTGACGTTTGATGGGCCAATCAACAACGCGCTCAATGCTGGCGTGATTCAGACCGGCGTCACACTTTCATCGACTCAAGCCGCTGTGGTAAACAATGCCGCTGGCGCAAGCGTGGCGGGAACGATTCAATCCAACGGCTACTACTTGCAGATTCTCGATCCGGGTGCGCAAGCGAGGAATGCAAGACAAACGCCGATCCTTAACCTATGGTACGCAGATGGTGGAGCAGTCCAAAATTTCAGCCTTTCGAGCATCGACATTCTTTAAGAGGTGACGTATGGGAGCATTTACGAACGCGGTGACGGGCGGAGCAAGCACGATCACCTCTGCAAATTCGGTAGTCAGCATGACAGTCGCGGGGCTTTTCCCGTCTCCCGTGCAACTCCAGGGATACTCGGCTGACAAGGCATGGGACACAGCGGCTGTCGTGGTCACTGAAACGCAAATCGGCGTGGATGGCCGCAAGACAGCGGGCTTGGTTTTCAACCCCGTAAAGCAGACATTCGCATTCCAGGCCGATTCTCCTAGCGTCCAGATTTTTGAGTCGATCTTCGCTGCACAGCGAGCGGCCCGCGACGTGTACTATATCTCGGCGACTATCGATCTGCCCGCAACTGGCGAGTCCTACGTGTGCAATAAGGGCACGTTGGAGGATTACAACTCAGTTGCATCGGCAGGCAAGGTTCTGACAATGCGCGAATTTTCGATCAACTGGGCGTCAATTCAGCCCTCAGTCAGCTAGCTAAATTGGAGGGCACTATGCGCAAAACCAGTACCTACACATTGGACTCTGAGGGCAGGGATAAAGGAAAGACGTTCCTGCTCACAGAGATGGCCGCGACAAAAGCGGAAGACTGGGCTATTCGCGTGATGCTTGCGCTCGGAGCGGCCAACGTGGATATTCCTGACGGAGCCTTGCAGTTGGGTATGGCTGCGCTTGCGGAAATTGGCCTCAAGAAGCTGTTTGCGATTGACGCTGTTTCGATCAGGCCGCTACTCGCCGAACTGATGGAGTGCGTTGAATTCATTCCTAATCCGCAAAAGCCGCAGGTCAAGGTGGGATACCCGCTGTTTGAGAGCCAGGTCGAAGAAGTCAAGACGTTGCTCATGCTCAAATGGGAGGTACTGAAACTTCATCTGGATTTTTCGCTCGCCGCCGGTCTCTCGGAATCTCTCGGCAACACGCTGGAGGCGGGAAAGCACAAGCCGGGTACGCGAACGTCCCCAAAATAATAGGGGTAATTGTCGGCAGACGATTGGCGACATTGAATGAATTGCAAACGATTTACGGCGAGGAGGACGCGCATAATCTTCTGGAAATCATCGCCGTAGATTCAGAAAACGAGAGGGAGTAGACCATGCCGAAGAAAGGTTACATCTATTTAATTCGTAACCTTGTCAACGGCAAGGGGTATGTCGGCAAGACAGAAAAAACCATTTCCCTACGATTTGCTCAGCACAAGAACGAATCTAAACTAGGATCAAAATATGCTCTTCATGCCGCGATGCGGAAGTATGGAATTAGCAACTTCTCTGTAATCGAAATTGCTTCCTCAGAACCGTATCAGCTTAACGATCTTGAAAAACACTTCATCGCCAAATACGGAACCTTTGCACCTCTAGGGAATGGATACAATCTTACGCTAGGTGGCGAGGGTCAGACTGGACTTGTTCATTCCAAGGAAACACGGTTAAAGCTATCGGCTATTACTAAAGCGCAACTTGCGAAAAACGGCCATCCCATGAAGGGGAAAAAGCACAGTGCAGAAAGCGTTGCCAAAATGTCTGAGTCGAGACGGGGCCAGCCATCTGCCAAGAAAGGAAAGAAGTGTGGGCCGCTTTCTGATGAGCATAAAAGGAAAATAAGCGACGGAAACAAAGGAAAGGTGTTCTCTATCGAAAGGAGAACGCGGATTTCTGAGTCTCAAAAAGGGAAGAACTATTCTGAAGAAACAATCCAACGCTTGAGGGATTCGCACACTGGGAAGATCGCGTCTAATGAAACAAAAGCTAAAATGTCGGCTTCCCGAAAAGGTAGAAAGCGTGCGCCATTTTCGGATGAGTGGAAGGCAAACATCTCTGCTGGAAAGAGAAAGAAGGCATCCTGATGCCCACTCTGATTGATTCCTTAATTGTGTCGCTTTCGCTTGATAGTAAAGACGTTGACGCAAAGGCTCCCGGTGTTCGCAGCAAGCTAGCCGATCTGGAAAAATCCGCATCGAAGACCGAGCATGGTGTAAAGGGAATCGGTACAGCCTCCAAAGAGACTGCATCAGAATTAACGGTCCTT